TTAGATGTGAAGGCAGCTTCGAAGATGGTTGAGGCTTTATTCTTGAAGTCTTCGGTCAGACCTTCAGTAGAATTGACAAGGAGATCAATTTCTTCTTTGTAAGAAGCCTTGATTTCTTTCTCTTCTTCTTCATCTTCATGAGCACCTTCTTCTTGCTCTTCTTCCTCGTCGCCATGTTCCATTTCTTTCACAGACTTCTTGGATTCTTCCATTTCTTCTTCATCTTCGCCGTCTTCGTGTTCGCCTTCATCAACACCTTCTTCATCTTCGTGTTCGACTTCAGCAACGGTCTTCTTCTTACCTTCTTCAACAACCTCGGCTTCCTCAGAAAGCTCAAGATCATTCAGAAGTTCTTCTTCGGGATTTGTATTTTCTTCCATATTAGTTACTTCTTTCTGATTAGAGTTTTGAGAGGAAATCTTGGAATACTCTTGTCTGAGCCTTTGCAAGATCAGCTGTTGAAGCTTCTTTGATTTCAGTCTCGTATTCTTCAATTTGTCGAGCCGTTAAGATACCATTGTCCCAAACCCAGTCTACACCTTCCATGATGCCATTAACAAAGGCACCAGGAGCAGAGGGGTCCTGAACGATATCGATAGTAGAAAGCGTGAAGTCATTATTGACTCTACTCACACCATCTTTCATCTCGACTGTTCCCATACCACGACTAGAGACACCCAACTTCACTCCACCTTCAACGAGTCCTTTCACAATTTTACCCATCGGTGTATCGAGTATGAGTGCCTTTCCAACAACATCATCACCGTTCCATTTCAGTTCAGTGATGCGATGTGAAACTTTATCAAGGTTAATCGTAGGTCCATCTGGGTGATTCAATTCACCAACAGCACGACCGGTGCTAACCTGTTCTGTGACATACTTATTTACGGCAGCTTCAAGTATGCTCTTTTCGTAAATTCTATTGTTGCGATTCTTCTTGTTCGCTTGCATGAACACACCTTCAATAAAGACATTCTTTGCTCCACCTTTGCCTTCAATGATGGTGTATCCAAGGTCTTGTTCGACGTGTTCTGAAATGAGTTTCATTTTTGTGTTATTTCCTTAATTCCTTCTATCTTTAATTCTGTAACGAAAATCCATTTCTGTTTTCAAGAGTTCTTCTAAATCATCAGTGACATCTTCTCCTGCATTAGACATCATCAGTTCGATTAGACTATCTCGATCTGATTTGGTTCTCACATCTTCAAGTTCTATCTTTTCTTCAACCTGATCTATGAGATCTTCAAAGAAATTATCGAGTGATTTTTTAACACGTGGAGAGATCTTCTCATCAATAAGTTCGAGGTTCTTTGCTGTTTCGATTAGTGATTTCATAAGTATTATTTTCCTAATACTCGACGCAATCTACGTTCAGCAAGTTGAATATCACCGTCATTGATATCATCCAGTGCATCTTCAATTGCTTGTCGAAGTTCTTTCTCTGATGCTTTCTTGGCTTCATCAATAAGTTCGAGGTTCTTTGCTGTTTCGATTAGTGATTTCATAGGTGTTACTCATCAAAGTCTGTTTGAAGTGCTACAAATTGTTCTTCCGAGGTTTCAGTCTTGCCCTTATCTTGACCAGTTCCCTTGATCTTGACCTTATTACCAACATATCCAATTACGATACCTTCGAAGTGGACCTCTGGACCAAAGCTATCACCATCATGGATATAAACCTTGTCACCATTTTTAAACTCTCTTTTTGCTTCAGTGACAGATTCATTGAACCTCTTTTGGGCAATTGCAGCCTTACGAGCATCAAGGGCTTTTGTTACCTTATCAGCAATGATACCATGGAAGATCGATTTGGCCTCATCCTTATTATTGGATTTAATTTCAGAGAAAAGTTGTTCAATGTCTTTCATATGATTCTATTTATACAATTTGAGTTTTTGAGATTACATTTCTCCTTCATCATCGGCGATTTCACCTGATTTGGCCTCATCTTCAATATCTTGCTGCATCTTTTTGATTGTTTCATCATCCAGTCGCAAGATATTTCGACGAACCCATTCATTAGAGAAATACTTACCGATATATTCATCTACCTGTGTAAGCATTTCTATACGTTCACGAAGAATCTCCATTTCCTTGAGTTCGGCAAAATAGTTATCCTCCAAGAAGTCAAGAGAGATGTCTTCACGAATCACTTCCCAATCTTTCTGGGTCATCACACCCTTGAGAAGCAATTGAACTCGAAGCATTTCCATGATGAGAACCGAGAACTTCTTGCGAAGTTTGTCAATGAACTTCTGGAATTTGACCTCATCCCGATTGATCTCAGTGGCACGACCTAGGGAAAATGCATTATCTTGTTCCAATCGACCAATTGGTACATTCAGAGCACGATAAAGTTTTCTCTGGAAGAACAAGACATCCTCGATCTGACCAAGATTCTCACCACCAGCAAGTGTGGTGATTTCTGTGCCACGCCCACCTTCTCGGCGAGGCAACCAGAAATCTTCAAGCATGGACATCGATTTTCGATCATCCCGAATATCACCGGTCTCTACATCATAGACCAACTTGTTTCGGTACTTGGACATGATGCCCTCGACATATTGTTCTGCCTTACCTTTGGGTAGGTTACCGACATCGATGTAGAAAATTCGACGTTCTGGTGCACGAGAGATTCTGTAGATCACCAACGCATCTTCTAGCATTCTCAACTGATTAATCAATTTCAATGATTTATGAATATGAGATATAACGATTTCGCCTGTTTCATCATACAGACCAGATGGGCAATAAACAACAGAGTTTGTGTCGACCTTCACACCACTTGAGGTTGTTCCATCACCTTCGATCTCGCCATACACATAGTATTCTGCCGTGACCTCTTGTGTGGAAATCATGGTCTTTGGATCGGTCTTGGTCGTGACCTCTTTGATCTTACGGATGTTTGTGGGATCTATCTTTCGTACCTCTTTGATTCCCAATTTGGTATTGTTCGGATCAACCATCAAGTGATAGTACAATCGACCATCAATATACCAATCCCGAAAAATATCTGTTGCGTTATGGTTGAAATTTAGAAGTTTGATGACATGATTAAACTGATCGAGGATTTCATCTTTGACCTGGTCGGGTTGATCGAGTTCTTCCATGATCAGTGAAATCGGAGCACTGTTATCACCACTTGCAATTGCCTGATCGATGATATCGTTGATTGCCATATCGATCTCTGGCTGTGAAGCCGCCCATCGATACCTACGAATCAAATCATTCTGATTTTTTACATCTCCACCACTGACATCAACATATTGACCATAATAGCCACCTGCTGCTGTTGAGATAATAGCACCATCATCTTTTTCAGGTACTAGAGCGGGAATGGGCTTTTCCTTCTTGGAAGAACCCTTGATTTTACGAGAGATTTGCCAACCAAATAATTCCATAATATTATTTATAGGGTGCTGAGCATATTCTATACCCAGCACCCTATTAGTACACACCTAATTATTACGATGTGGTGTTGGATGTCCAGTATTGATATTGAAGTTCGACCGTGTACTCTTCGATAGTATCATTGGTCTCGTAGTTCAATTCAATCTGTGAGAGATTTGTTGGGAAGACACCCTTCAAATCGATTGTCTTTAGCACAGAATCATCTTTACCAAGTTGCTGAACAGTCATATCTGTCTGATAATCATTTGGATTAATCAGACCGACATTGTTGATATGTTCATTGATAGAATTCATCCATCTTTCGAAGGCATTACGAATCACGAATCCCTCGTCATTAATGACAGTGATTGTCCATGGTTCGAATGTTCTATCACCTGCAACCTTGAGTTTACGTCCACGATATGGGACCTCAATTGGTGCAATGACACTTGCTGGAAGACCAGCACCCTTAATCAAGAATGAAGCAAGTTCTGCATCTCCCTCAGCTTCAGCCGGGAAGTTACAGATAACCTTAAAAAGGTTTGGTCTTGCGCCACCACCTGTTAGTTTAGCTTTGAAGTTATCAATGTTAGCCATTTTTCGTTTCCTTTATCTAATTGTGTTATTAGGCAGATGCACCAGCAATTTCGCTGAATTCAACACCGGTTCTTGTAGCAATGAAGTTCAGAGTAATGAAGTTAATGCTACGAGCAGGTTTGATATAGATATCGGCAACGAATCTATTACCATCGATGACCTCACCTGTGTTATTTGTTTCATCACAGATAACCAAGAAGTCCGTGATACCTCTTCTTCCCTTGACATCTCTCAGGAATGGTTCAACCATATTGCGGAACATCGCACGAGTGAATTCATCATTCAGTTCGAACAATTGATATTTCGCAGCAGTAGAGATTGCCTTCTCAAGGACGATGAACAATCTGCGAACATTGATTCGATCAAAGGCAGATGGTTTTGTCTGAGCGGTCTTGTCACCAAACAAGACAATGCCTTCACCTGGGAAAGAAACAATCGGATTGATTCTTGCCTTGTACAGAAGATCTCTATCGGCTTGTTTTGGATTGAACTTGACCTTCGTGACACCCAGAAGTTGGCCACGATTGAAACCAGCAGGTGAGAACCAAGGATCATTGGTATCATCGGTTCTGGCACAAAGACCTGCCATGTGACCACAAGCTGGGATGTAGACATTCTCATCAGCGTATCTGTTGTACACAAGCAATGGTGAAGAATCCAAGACAAGGTAACTAGAAGAAGAAACATTGTCATCAAAGAATGATTTGATATTGGTCGCACCAGCAAGAACACCAGTATTTGGTGATACGAAACCGATACAATCTTTTCTGGTTTCACAGATCAATTGAATCTCATCAGCAATATTATTCTGGGAATCTCCATCCACTGCAGTCTGGGAGAAGAGCAGATTGATATCAATCTTCTCGGGATCTGCGAACAACTGAAGAGCATCGATG